AGACATTTACCAGCCTGAAGGCCCGGCTCAGGTATTTGGCGATGTAGTAATGGACACCGTGTCTGGCGTGGCAGGCCCGATTGCTGCTGCAGCCGCGTCATTAGGTAATCAATACTGGACTGACAAGAGCATTGATCAGCTTGAGGCCGAAAAGGCTGCGATGAATGAGGCGATGAATTACAGCCCCAGAACGGCAGGAGGTCGAGCGATTAACCAGGGCGCGATGAACCTGCTGGACAAGGGCATGACTGCCGGGATTGATATGGCTACGAGCTATCCCGGTCCAGTAAAAGACTTGGTGGAATCTCGCCTGGCTGAATACGGCCTGGAGAAGTATCAAGACCTAGACCCTGAGACTAAGTTTGCGCTAGGCAACGTGCTAGAGGCTAGCGAAGCGTTACCCGTTGGCATGGCAAATCGTGGAATTAGGAATGCGATAGACACTAGAAAGATTAACACAGCCGCCGGCAATGTTCCCGATGACAGCGCGTACTTGGATCTGCAAGACAGGCTAGAAGAGATGGGAGCTAGGCAGACGTCAGTCAAAGAAAAAGGCGGAAACTGGCTGCAGGGTAAAGCAGCGCGCTCTAGTCGAGCGGCATATCAGCTTGAGCGGTTTAAGATACACCCTATACTATCGCCGGGAGTGATGCAGGAACAATTTAAAATTGTTTATCCAGACATCTCGACAGAAGAAGCCGCCAATATGGAGCGCGCTCTAAGACAAAAAGGGCTAGACCAGCCTGAAGTTTTTGGAGGTGAAATTGTCCCTAAGCTGGGATTTTTGAGAGAGGAATACCCTGAAGTTTTTAACAACATTCTAGACGCGCAATATTCTGGCGGTTTAGAGCTAAACAATTGGATAGATAACACTTTATCCAGATATGTTGAAACTGAGATGGGTACGCCAGGCGATCCAGTAAAGGCGATGGCAGGGCGAGGAGATCCTCTGCACGTTACCAGAGATGCTCTTAATTATAATCCTAGAATGTACGAGAGCAAGTATGATCCTGAGCAAAGAGATGCCCCCTCTAGCGTAATTAACGAGGGCTTAGACCTTCAAAGCCTACCGCTTGCTCAAACTTGGGAAGGTGCGTCCGATCGAGCTTTTGAGCAACTTCCAGCATACAATTTCCTAACGCGAAAAGGCGCCCCAACAGTAATAGATAATCCTTGGCTTAGTAAAGTTCCGCCTGAGACTCCTATAAACTTTTTGAAAAGCACTGGCGAGCTAGTAAATGATTTGGGTTTCCGAGAATTAACGCGGGGTCTGTTTAATGCAATGAGGACAGACTCTCCTCTTCCGGCTAATCTTCGCCTGGATAAAAACAAACTGAAAAAGCTAACCGTGCCGCAAGCGATGGAGCGCGTTGCTAATATTAATCAATGGAAAGCCAGGGATGCTTTGGCTAAAGAAAAAGCACTGTTGATGAAAAATATTAGCGAAGAAAATACTCGCGTAGTAGATGAGAATTTCAATATTAACTTTACTGAAAAGAAGGGCGGGACTTGGATTGATCTGCCGGATGTGATCGACAGTCCTGATGCCATGCAATCTTGTACTATGATCGGTAAAGCAGGCGGCTGGTGTACGATGGAAGAGAGTGTTGCTGCAGATTATTCGTCGGGTCCAAAGCAGTTGACAACATTGCTTGATGCAGACGGCAGACCTCACGTTCAAATTATGGAGAGCGTAGAAAATATAGAATTCAACCCAGATATGAGAAATGCAGAAAGTTACGACTTTGAAATTGATGAGATTAAGCCGATAGGAAATACCTTTTCCAGCGAAAAAGCCCTTACTTATGCAGAAAGAGATCCGCTGTACAGGACCAAAGTATCTTTGGCTGTTGAGGAATATTTAAATAAGATAAGCGAAACTCAAAATATTGCACCCACTGTAAGCAATGATCTGGATATGTTTGAGATTGTTGATCTGAAGAATAATAGTTTAGAAATTCTTTTTCAGCCGCACTTAAAGAATAATTATCTAGTGCAAGAAGCCTGGGACGTCTTCTTGGACAATTCAAATAGGTTTATGAACGAGTCAGAAGTGAAGGAATCGGTTAATAAAATTGTAGAGATGGCAGGGGGCGAATACAAATTAAGGAGTGACCGGTTAAGGAGTGACCTGAATCAAAGACTACTGGCAACGGATCCTGCAGTAGAATTAGCCAAAGGCGGCGCAGTTAACGCTAAATATGACGCAGATAAGATAAATAAAATTGCAAAGAGTATAATGGCTGAGAATTTTGCCGAAGGCGGGCCAGCGATTTATAACCCTAGCAGGATTAATGAAATCGCCAACCGAATACTACAGGAGGCTTAACGTGGCTGAAGAAAACGAAATTGAAGTTGAGATAGAAGAAATGACGATGGTTGAGATTCCAGAAGAAGAACTGGAATTTGAAGATACCGAAGACGGCGGCGCCGTTGTCATGATGGAGAAAGTCACTGTACGAGACGCCTCTGAACACTTTGCCAATATTGTAGACGAGGTTGACCCTGGCCTTTTAAAGACTGCTATCAACGACTTGATGGAGAAAATAGGGCGCGACAAAGAGGCTCGCCAGAAGCGAGATCTGCAGTACGAAGAAGGGCTGCGCCGCACTGGGCTAGGCGATGACGCGCCAGGTGGGGCTCAGTTCCAGGGAGCAAACAAGGTTGTTCACCCCATGCTTGTTGAGGCTTGCGTTGATTTCTCCGCTCGATTCATTAAGGAAGTCTTCCCGCCTACTGGCCCAGTTAAGTCTAAGATCTTAGGCGAGGCCGACAAAGCCAAGGTCGCCAAGGCCCAACGTAAGACCGAGTTTATGAACTGGCAGACCACAGAGCAGATGGTTGAGTTTCGCTCAGAGCTAGAACAGTTGAGCACGCAGCTGCCTCTAGGCGGCGGTCAGTACATGAAATACATGTGGAACGCTCGATTCATGCGGCCTACATCTGAGTTCGTTCCTATCGATGACATTTACCTGCCCTTCTCGGCTACAAACTTCTACACCGCAGAGCGTAAGACTCACGTTCAGTACATCACGCAGATGGAATACGAGAAGCGTGTCGAAGCTGGAATGTATGCTGACGTAGATCTGCCTACTCCAAATGAGCCTGAGTTTAGCGGAGCTGCACGCGCCAACGAGAAGATCGAAGGCAAGCAGAACACTAGCTATAACGAAGACGGGCTGCGAACAATCTTTGAAATCTATACGTCTTTGGACTTTGAAGACGGAGAAGGCTTGGCGCCTTACATCTTGAGCGTAGACAAGTCATCAGACAAGCCCTTGTGCCTATACCGTAACTGGGAAGAAGATGACTCCAGACAGAACGAACTTCAGTGGATTGTAGAATTCCCATTCGTTCCATGGCGTGGCGCTTATCCAATTGGCCTGACTCACATGATTGGCGGATTAAGTGGCGCGGCTACTGGCGCGTTACGAGCTCTATTAGACTCGGCGTATATCCAGAACGTGCCAACTCTATTGAAGCTGAAGGGTGGACCAAACGGTCAGACTCTAAATGTTCAGCCTACTGAGATTGTTGAGATGGAAGGCGGGGCTTTGATCGATGACGTTCGCAAGCTTGCCATGCCGCTGCCATTTGCTGGCCCCAGCCCTACTTTGTTCCAACTGCTCGGCTTCCTAGTTGATGCAGGCAAGGGCGTTGTTCAGACATCGTTTGAGAAGTTTAACGACCAGAATCCGAACGCCCCGGTTGGCACAACGATGGCTATCATTGAGCAAGGCATGGTTGTGTTTAGCTCAATCCATTCTCGCTTGCACGCGGCTATGGCGAGAAGCTTTAACATTCTTCATCGCATCAACTCCATGTACTACACGCAAGAAGAGCTTGATTCGTTAGACGTTGGACTAGAAATAACCGCAGAAGACTTTGACGGACCATCTGACGTTGTACCGATCAGCAATCCTGCGATCTTTAGTGAAGCTCAGCGATTCGCACAGATACAGGCGATCATGGCGCGTGCTGAAAAAATGCCGCAAATGTATGATCAGAAAGCGGTCGAAGAGATGTTTTTGCGAACGCTAAAGATTCCAGCTTCTGAGGTAATGACGCAGCAGCCGGGTTCAGAAGATCGAGATCCAGTAAGCGAAAACGTAGCGGCAGCAATGAATCAAGGAATTTACGTGCTGCCCCAGCAAGATCACTTGGCTCACCTTCAGGTTCACTTGCCGTTCTTAAAGTCGCCAATGTTTGGGTCCAGCCCTGGCATTATGAGCACATTCTTTTATCCAATGGCCATGCACATGCGCGATC